CATTTTTTGCTCGACAACTTCAACTCTCTGTTTAATTTCCTGCATTTGTTGTTTCATGTCGCTATAATCCTCTGATTGAGCTTCTGCGAGTTTAAGTTGAGCGGCTGTCATACCGCCTTTACCTTTGGTATTTTTGATTGTATCTAAAACTACAGCTTGTTTGGACATCTTTTTACCTTTATTTGTTACAATCATAGTGTAAAATCCTTTCTTTAAAAAGTCAAGGCGGTTTTTCAACCGCCTTAAACATTAATAACGCTCATCGTTGTGTTCAGAATATAAATATTTAGCTTTGGCGATATTCTTGTAAGTTGTTGATATATCTTTCATTATATCAGCTAAACAACCCATTTCAGCCATTGACCAATCGGATTTGTTACGCCCAACGACCTCAAGTTTATCTACAAGCATTGACATACCTGACATCAACGAGGACATTATCTTCATTTTTTCTTCGTTTGCCATTTATTAACCCTCCGAACTGTTAGCAGCAGTAGTACCTGCTAAAGCTTCATTACTGCAAGCATTTAACAATGTTACATGAGGAGTTTCAGATTCGATATATCTTCCAATATAACCTTTACGTGTGCAAAGTCTATCGGTAGTTATCGGATAACCCCATTTGTCTAAAATAGGAACAGCAGTACCATTAATTGTTACAGTATAATCCGCAGGAGCAGTTGTAATAACACTGTTAGGATTAATAGTTAATATCAAACAAAACTTGTCAAAATTACCAACATTAGTAGCGTTTGTAACAGTTAATAAACCTGCAGTGCTTAAAGCTGTTGAAACGTGTTTATGAGGGCAAGAATTACAATTACAAGACATTTTAAAACTCCTTAAAGTAGGGTGGACGAATCCACCCAATTATTAAGCCATACAGCCACCACAGTTGCAGAACGGTGACGGACCTGCGTTGTATGTCCATCCGTTAGGATAACGTACAACGTTAGACATTTGGTTTGCCAAACGCAAATCTGCTACTTGCGACTCAAGAGCTGAAATTTTGTTCTGAGCCAAAGCATCAAGAATTTTCTGGCTTTGAGCATTGCTGTTAGCAATGATAGCGTTGGTGTTCAACAAAGCATCATAGCGATTCTGTGCAGATGTTTCTTGAATCAACATTTTCGTGTTGCAGCAACATTCGTTTGCGTTTGCAATACCGGCTTGCACTTGTGAAGAAACGTTATAAACATCTCTAGCAAGCTCTGAATATTTGTCTTGCAAAACGTTCAAAGTATCATGAAAGCTCTGATTTGTAGCAGCAACAGCCTGTGCTGTTCCACTATTAACAGCAGCTAAAATATCACGCTGATTTGCCATAGAGTTCTGATTATCAAAACCGCGTTGAACTTCGTTAGAAGTCGCTAAGTTTTCATAACCGATAGCATTAGCAAAAGCGTTGTTTCCACCCCATCCACCGTTACCGGCAAACAGGACGAATAAGAACAGAATAGCTAACCAAGAGCCACCCATTCCACCAAAACCTCCATTACCACCCATAGCAGCGGCAATATCGGCTAAACTATAACCATTTTCTCCGGCCATAATTTTTCTCCTAAATTAAATGTTAAAACCCAATCAACTCTTTTGAGGAATATTCAAACCAAGCTGTTTTAATTGTTCCTTGGTGATAATTTTGGCGTTAATATCAAGACCTTGAGATTTTGCCATGTTTAAAATTGTTTGCATCTGTTGCTCAGGATTTTTACCGGCCATCATTTGATTGAAAGTTTGCATTTGGGGCATTGAACTGAGCTTGTTGGTAAGTAGGTTGTTGATTAACATACTGAGTATGGGATTCATTTGCTTTCTCCTTCAAAGTATTTTCAATAGCTGATAAACGTTCTGAGATTATTTCAAGTTGAGATTTCTCTTTGATTTCAGATTTCAAAGAATAAGTTTCATTTTCAATGTTCCCGTCATTATTCATTTTCCGAAAATAAATCTCTTTACTGTCCGAATTAACACCCATACAGGACATGGTTGGTGAAACCCTGTATTTGGACATTTCATCGGCAGATTTAACTTGAACGAAAGATATTTGCGGTTGAGGGGATGTCATTAATTGAGCAGGCGGTTGAGTGTTATAACCTGCATAATTGGGCATAAAACCCGGATAAAGTTGCTGATTAAACATATTAAAAACCTCGCTAAATGTTATTTACATTAGCGAGGTTAGCAGAGTTCAGTGATTATGTATTGGCAAATTATTGGCAATTTTTTGCACATTTTGCAGTTAAAAACATATCAAGAGCTTCTTTTAGTTTGCGTACAAAAGTCCAATAATCGATATATATCTTATATTGTTTTGCTAAAAAGTCAATACCTTCATAACCTTCTTTTCTATCTACACAAGCACATAACAGGACTTCACGCCAAGGTGATGGTAGTTTACAGAGGTTAATAGAGTGAATAGCATCTACAGGTGCTAGTGATTTAAGATAAACTTTAACTGCTCTGCGCTCTATATTCATGACTTTTTAATTTTAATTTTAGTGTTCCGTGTTGCAGCCAATTTGATAGTTTTTTGACCGTTACCGGTTTGCTTGATGTATTTATTAGCTTTTAACGGAGCTTTGGTTTTAACAATATTAGCCATTTAATTTACCTGTTGTTTTGATTAACGTTAAAATCTGAATTATTGTTTTCCTGTTCTAATATTATATCCGTACTTGAGGTAGCCAAATAAACATTACCGGCAACAGACAATGCTAATAGACCAGCAAGCACGTATGTAGCAATTACCCACGGGCGAGCTACAAGTTTTGCAAGCGTTATTAGTTTTTCTAAATCGTTCATCACTCTATCTCCTCTATAAATTCATGACCTTGTTTCCAATCTTCAAATGTTAAAGGATTTTGTAACCACCAATCTTCTTCTTCGGGGTAATCCCTCAAATAATGACGATATTGTTTGCATAATTCCTTTTCTTCCGGTGTTATCGGATAATCTTCAAGCATATATCTGTCACTCTCTTGCAGATAACCGTTTCTAACTGCTCGAACTTGAGCTTTTAATTCTTCAACCGTAGGTTCAGGTTTAACAGGTTTAGGACCTATTATAAAAACTCTGTTAGGTAAATCTCTTAATCTTATATCTTCTAAAAAAGTTGTATTATGTTTTTTAGCCCATTGACGAGCGTTGTTAAAATTCTCATCGAATGTTCCATCTATATAATTAATTCTTTGGTTATAATCCATTTTACGCTCCTTTAAATTTCAATTTTCAAATAACCATTAGTAGGGTTGTAAGGTTCACCAGATGCTTCATTAGCTGTTGACGTGCTTGCGTATTCGCAAACTTTACCGCCACCACCACGTCCGTAACCGTTATATACACTAGCAGCACCACCATAATTCCATGTAGCACCACCACCACCGTTACCTGAACTATAAGCACCACCAGCGTTACCAGCAGTATTTAAATCCTGAGATACAGGTTGTATCTCAAATGTAGGAGTTGCACCTGCTGCACCGCCTATAGGATTGGTAGCACCATCACCACCGCCACCAACACTTAAAACATCTTCAATATATGTATCTCTATTAGCGTTGGTAGCGCATGAACCTATTTGCACATTGTATCTACCAGCGGTTAAATGAATTTTACCTACAAACGCTCCACCTGATCCACCACAACCGATATAACCTCTATCATCGTAAACACCACGATAATTAGCACGTCCACCGCCACCTACAGCGGTAATTTTAAAATCAGCTTCAAAAGGAATTGTAATTGTATAGATACCCGGTATTGTTTGCTCATATATCGTCTGAGTACTACCAAAAACTAAAATACTGCCTTTATAAAGGCTACCGATTTTTGTAGAACCTTTATAAAATTCATCAATCTCTTTAACAACATCTTCATAAAAGTCATAATCATCAGGTGTTCCGGGAACTATCGATTCAACAATTTGTGTTGCGGTTATGGTAATTTCTCGAATAATTGCTTCTAGATTGTAATATGTTGCTGTTATATAAATTCTCCAATATTTATAATAATTATTTATATCAATATCTATAATTAAATTTGTAGAAGCAGAACTATTTGTACCGTTATAAATAGTTGACCAATTTATATTATCATTAGAAGTTTGTATTTGATATGTAGTCGGTTGCCCTACATATACTCCCATCATATTTCCACCGCCAGTAATTTGTATTCTTGTTATTTTTAAAGGATTTGGATTATACCATTCTAACCATTGTGGTAAAGATGTTGATGAAGCCATCCAATAACCATCTTGATCCTGAGCAGGTGTTATACCATTAAAAGCTTTCCAAGCAGTATAATATTGATTATGAATAGAATCATAACCAACTTCACTACTCGCTGCACAAGCAAAAGCATTATCCCCTATTGTTCCATTTGCGCTTAAAACAGGTTGTGTCCATGATGTTTCAACCTCGCCTCGTTTGTAATACACTCTTACTTGTTTATAAATACCCATAATCTACTCCGGTTCAGGTATAGCGTAATAAATATCAGGATCGATAACAGCCGGTAACGTTGAAACCAAACTTATAACGGTTTTTCCACTTAAAGCAGTTTGTAAATCTGTTTGATTGCTTATTGAACCTGTTAAATTACCCCAAGGCAACGTAGTTTGACTATTACTAATAACACCGTTACTAATACTTATACCACTTCCAGCAGTATAGGTTGTATCAGTTGCAGATATAGTAGAACCACTAATTTGAATATTGCTACCAGCAGTTAAAACATCTTGTTTACCTGATAATCCTGACGGTGTATAAGCATGATTTGTAATATCAAAAGTTCCTAAGCTTATATCAGCAGAACCATCGTACAATTTCAAAATATGAGGTGTTACAGATGTGTCCAACCATAAAGTACCTTTAACAGCATAAAATGGTCTTGAAACACCGGAATTACAAGTTAAACCGTTCTCTTTGCTTTTAGCTAAGAGATCATCCATCAATTCATTTCCTGTCGGATTACTCGTATAATCAGTATTATTTTGGCTCATTATGCAATTCTCCCGTAACCTGCTGCTATATAATCAAAAGATCTTGTAACGTATGAATTAAGTGTAGCATTGAAAATCTTAAAAGTAAAGCCTTGATTAGTTTTGCTTATAAACTCAATTCTATCATCAACCGCACCGTCCTGCACGGTAATATTAACTGCAGGATTATTACGGAAAGCTTTAGTATAAGTTACAACCGCTCCAACGTTAGCATCCAAAATTTCAACATCTTCACCTGTTTCATATCTATCAGGCATATCGATTCGTACTTCACCTATTGAAACTCTAGGTGTGTAATAAACATCATCAGACCAAACGTAAATTCTTAGCTTTATACATCTAAATTTCAACTGACTTGCAACAAAAGTCTGCCAACCTGACCAAGTTACATTATCATCAGACAAATTCATTTGCAACTCAACACCCCAGTTGCTACCGCCTGATAAATTAGCACCTATAGACCTAATGGCATCTACATCTCTTATATCATCAGGTATATCTCTAATTCTATCACGTTTTTCTAAAACAGCTTTAACGTTAGCAGTCAGAGAGCACTCATAAACGTCACCGAGGTCAATATCTCTGTTGAAATAATAATAACCTTGATTGTCTGATGTATCATCAATCGATAAAATACCGCCTTGAAGTACAAGATTAACTTTATTACCCGTCCATGTAGGTTGCTGTATCAATTCTTCAACGACATTATTAAATGCTCCTGTATCAGTACTAATAATGGTTGTAGCATTAACACTTTCGTTACCTAACATATCCACAGCTTTAATGAGATATACACCTTTGTGAATAATGTTGGTAATACTCGTACTTGTTATCTTATCCATAACAAGCTGAGAACCTTCCCAAGTCACATCAGTTAAACTTGAGCTGAATTTAATCGTGTAATGAGAAATATCAATATCATCATTAGGTGACCATTCAAACAATGCTAAACCATTGGTAACGGTTACACGGAAATTTTGAACGTTTTTAGGAGGTGTAGAACCAC